AACCAATTAATCAACGGACAAACACTACCCATTGAGTGGTTCAACGAACAATATGAAAACCTGAAAGAGCAGCAGGGACATCGATTCCCACGCGGCTATTTTCGGACATTGGACTCCTCAATATGCTCCTTTCTCAGGTCGGAGTATATTTTGCGAATGCGCTTATTGCGTTTCGTCAGCCGCTCCCTTCTTTCTTTCTCTGCTTTTCTCTTTGATTCCTTACTCATGTTTGATTTTTATTTGCGACTTCTTCTGCCAAAGCCGCAGCCCTTTTTCGCTTCACCTGCTCTTTCACCTGCTGCCGGAAGGCTTGGATTTCTTTTCTGTCTTGTGCTTCAAAATACTTTTCATACGGCTCCCGGTGCGAGGTCGCTCGAGCGGCGCAATAGTCGGTACGCTCTCCGCCATCGTACCGAGCGATCCAATACAGCAAGGGATTAGTCCCACCCGGCACCTTGCCATACTCTCCGGCGATCCCCCGCTGAAGCACCATCGCTATTTCACTGAGCCGGAGGTGGAAGTACTTCGATTTGATCACCTTCCCCAGAGTAGCGATCTTGTTCGCATGCAGACCTCCCTGCCCGGTCAGTTCCATCGCATCGCCGATGAGGACGGCAAGGGCGGCATTCAATGCCTCATGCCCCGCCTTCCGCCGCACGGCAGCAATGCTGTCGCCGGGCGTGGCCAGTGCAGCACCGGCACTCACCGGCACCTGCGCAGCATAGTTACTCACCCATTCCTGAAGCTGCCGCTCGTAAGGTGTCAGCATTACCTGCTGACCTGTTTTGACTACTCCCATTTTTTATTTCGGAAATGATCTCATTAAACTTCGAATTGATCACGCACAAGCTGAAACCATGCGCTACGTACCACGACGGCAGGCGGCTGATCAGGTATTCAAAAGCACTGACGATGTGGTCATCCTCCCGCTCCTTTGCGATGCCGTAAATCTTCTTCACGATGCTTTGAAGACAGCCCGCATCTTTGGCCGCCCAAGCATACTCAACGCCCGTATGCGCTTCGTATCTCTCCAAAAAAAACAACCGGCACCTCGCAAAAACCGTCGCCTTCGGATGCCCCCACGCCGGACAGGGCACCTGTAGTGCCTCAGCCAGTGCCCGGAAGAGCTCCGCCTTAGACGACGATTTCCGGTACAATATTTTTAACGGATCAATCTTCTTCATGACGAACTACAAAATCGGTTTTTATTTCAACACAGTCTACAGCTAAAATTTTCACCGCTTTGTTACCGGGGAGTTTTGCGATGGTAGGAAACTTCAACTCTGCAAGGCGCATCGCCTCGGAATATTTTGCAGCGCCCAAAACCACTCCTTTGAAGTAACGAGCCCGCACGCCCGGAGCGGAAACCCTTAGTTTTACAGCATAGATTTTCATCTCAGATAACTTTTATCGCATAAGTGTTCCATCGCAAAGACAGGATACTCGCTGTACATGCCGCGATACTCCGTATGCCACTTTTTTCTATAATGAAGTGACCTGCAATTACTGCAAACCAACTGTTTCGTTTCGCCGTCAAAAAATCCATCCCAAAGATCCGGATTCCTGCGATCCAACCTTCCTTCTCCACAGTAATGGCATGTCTTATTTGTGAATAAATTCATACTCTGTGAATCGCTTTCATATCCTTCTTATTCATCAACTCCACCTGGCTCACCAACTGCGCCAGCTCCTTCTTGGTGTGCCGGTTCAACGACTTATGAAACTTCCCGTACTTTTTTACCCAAGCCTCAATGGCCGGCATGTCGGCCGCGAATTGCATACGCCCCTTCTCGTCAATGACCGCTTGCTCGTAACCCATCTTGCGGAAGAGCGCGATCACTTTTCGCCGCATGTTATTTTCACTCACCTCATCCCTTCCCCTCGGCAAAAAATGACGCAGCCGCTGAAGAAGATGTGCATACTCGGCAGCTGATAGCTGCCGGAGACTGCATGTGCGGCCCCCGGAAACCTCCAGCACTACCTCGCTACGCTCCACGTCGTAGCCCATCTGTTTTAGCTTTTTTTCGATTGCGAAATAATGACGGTACGTGTTCATCCTTCACTTTTTTCGTTGCACAAATGCAATCATCACCAGGCCAAAAGCAGCCCAAATGATGCTCGTGAAGACAGATGCCCGGCTTATTATCAAACTCTTCCTCATGCCGCATCCTCTTCTTTCGGCTCCACAAAAAAGGCTTCATCCTGCACCACCTCCACTTTGATCGCATCCATCACCTCCTCCATGCCCGCATCATTTCGGCACGCCAGCAAGGTGTCTTTCGCCACCTCCTCCTTCGTCCGGATAAACTTCGCAGCCTTCTCCTTCGCCAGCTCCAGCACGGCCGCCCACGTGAAGCCTTTCCGCGCCTTCAACTTCGGCGTGCCGATTCTAAAACCGATCACGCCATGAGACATGTCCAGCGACTTCTTCTGCGCAAAAAGAGCGTCGTTCGACTCCGCATAGCTGTGCAGAATGTCGAAGTTCAACGCTTTCTTTTCTTTCGCTGCGTCCAAATCGGATTTGTACTTTTCTCTGATACGAATCGTCTGCTCTTCAATTTTCGCATGCAACTGCTTCTCTCTCGCATTCGCCAGGGCGAAGGCATGCATCGCCTCGCCCGCTTCTTCTTTCGTTACGTCTTTAATTAAGACTTTTTTCGTTCTTGACATCTTTTAATCGTTTTAACTTGTATACATAATTTTCAAAAAAACTCACCTCCACAAGGCTGTAACCTTGCAATAAGACCTGCATAAACAAATAGTAGCGCTCCTCATCAAGCGCTAAACCCGCCGCCTGCGAGACGCGGACAAAACAGGTCTCCCGCAGTTTCCACTCACGCAGCCACCAGTGCCAGTAACGCTCATCAGCGGCGATCCGCCGATGACGACCCGCATACCGGGCATCGCTCCGCGGGTAATGCCTGTCCAAAAAGGCACGACCCCCGTCCAGCCACCGATCGTTGTAGTCGTTCGCGTCCCAGCCGAAAGCCGCAAGGATATGCCGTCGACTGGCAGCGTATTGTCTCTTCCGCTGCCCTATACGCGTGTCTGTCTTTTTCATTTTTCATACTTTTTTCACCCAATATTTGTCTGCTCCCGCTGCCCAGATCGTCATCGGCTCACCGTCGCCGCCGTAGCGGCTGTCGCAGAAAGCACGATAACCCTCCACGTGAATCTTCACATTCGCATCGTAACGGACTTTACGCGCACAACTCCCGGCAGGCTCATGGCCGTCAGCATGGCTAATCCAGACAAAGAGCTTCGTTGGAAAAGTCCTCACCAGTTCCGTGTACATCGGATAAGTCAGGTGCGCGTACTGAAGGGAATCGATGAAGATGAAGCGAGGGCTTTTCTTTCGAGATAAACGCTGCTTCAACTCCTCCATGGACTCACGATCAAGCAGCAGCAGACTCCCGTTCACCTCCTGCATTGCCAAACGTTCAAACGTCTTTCTGATGCTCTCACTCACCCCCTCTTCCAGACTGTTGTAGGCCACCCGGCCGAATCCGCACAGGTACTTCGCCAAAGAAAGCGCGAAATGGGTCTTACCCTGATAGCTCTTACCCCAGATGAGCCAAGAACCCGAAGGCGCAGGCTCACCCATCAGTTGTTGCCAATGGCTTTTAAAGGTCATTTTTCTCTGATGTTTTTCTTGCACCTGTTTCACACTATAAGCTCTTTTTATTTCTCATTTAAGCCGCTTTTGAAGAGCTTTTAAACACTTTTAACCCGTGAATCTTACGCTTCACCCGCCGTAAATCCTGTTCACAGTCCGCCCAGATCTCCTCTGCCTCATCGCCACTCACGCCGTTGCTCAGGCAAATCATTTGAACGTCTCTTTTCGACGGTCTTTTCACCTCCACGAACTTCCGGCCCATCCGGGAGTACATCTCCTGGTACCCTTCTTTGTCCCACCTGACCCCTCGCTGAAAGCACGTTTTTAAATGTTCCGTCCCACTGATAAAAAATCCGCAACTCCCCTCCAGGTCGTTGTAAAGAGGAATCAGATAGTCCTTCACGCTGTCGCGCAGCTTATTAAACTGATCGAAAATAATCAGCACCTGCCCTCGCTTTTTTATCCGATCGCTGATCTCCTCCATCATTTCAACGATGATCCGGCCTTTCGGATCGATGCCTAACCCCCGCAGCAATTCCTCTAAAAGGTACTTTTGCGTCCAATACTTTTCACAGCGCAGCCAGATCACATTATGATGTAAGGCCGCATAGTGGCGAAAAGCATGCGTCTTCCCCACACCCCCATCGCCGGTAACCGCACAGACCTGCCCGTTCAGATGGGCATCGCTGAGCAGCTCGCGCAGTTTCCGGAACGCCTGAATTTCCACATGATGCCAGTCAGCAGCATGCCCGCCTATCTGACCGCTCACCTTGCGCCACATCTCATCGCTGATCTGCTTCCAGTTCCCGTTCATGATCTGGCTCACCGTCCCCGGACTCACCTTTACCAAACTGTTAGCCGCCTCATTTTGACTTTGGAAGCGTTCGATATACGCCGACAAAGCCTTTTGAATCTGTTGTTTCTCTTCGTTATTCATTTTGGTTGTTAATTTTCAAATTAGATCTGATGCAATAAATCCATGTCCTCTGCTTCCTCCGCACAGCTCTCCGCCTTCAGCACCTCGCCGATCTCCTTCACACCCTTCACCTTCGTCTTCGTCTTTTTCACCCCCAGCAAGCCGGGATTAGCCATACCGTAATCCGCCGCACTGCGCCCCTCGGACTTCAGGATGTCTTCCATCTCATTAAAATCCGATACACGCTCAGCCTCATTCGCCGCATCCACCTTGCGGTAGTACTCCGCCTCCCACGCAGCCTGCTCCTGTTTGCCGCGATTTGTCAACGTCTTCAACTCGGCCTGCGCCGACAGCCGAAGGTTCTCCGGAGCCCCCGTGCACAATTGCACGACCTCCCCATTCGAAGGGTCTTCGTAAACCCAAAATTTCCGGTCAATATTCCTGCGAGACCAGGCGATGTCAGGCATCCCGGGGCTCGCCATCACCACATAGTAATCCTCATCAGCACCTCGCCGGACTCGAAGCCCCTCAGCACGCATCGTGATAGGCTTCGGACGAAGCACCCAGAACAGCCTCACCATGTCCTCCTCATCCACAGAAGGGGTCTGCGGGTTATTGCTCCCTTCATACATCGCCACACGAGACACGCCCGTCGCGTGGTGGGCCGCCTCGTTCCATTCCTGCCGCCGCTCTTTGTATATCTTCAAAACCTCCTCCAGCGTCGGAAACGCCTCAAGAGGCTGGGCGTTGATAAATTCTTTGCGCTGCTGGCTCTCCGCACGCTTCGCTTTCACGTTCTGACCGGTGAAAAACCAGTCCTTTTTCAAGTATTGCTGCTGAAAACGCCCGAAAGCACTCTCAATGGTCTTACTCGGCCCGTTGTAAGGCTTCGTGTGAATAGCCATCTTAGCCACAGCCGTCAGGAAGTGACCTTGCGTCAGCTTCTTACCGCCACCTTGATTGTCTATCCGGATTTCGTAAGGACGGTGACGGGCCGTCTGAACTGCCATTTTGAAGGCTTCATAAATCGTGCGATAGTCCTCACTTTTATTAATACAAAAGCCGAGGAATACCTCGCTATACGCGTCCATCACCTCATACACCGTCAGTGTGCCACGCTGCCACTTGTTATTACCATCTCGATACCGGTAGTAATAGTTAAGCTTCGTACCGTCGCCGTACCATAACGAATCTCGCAGCGTTGGAAGCTTCGTGCGGTGCGTGTACATGAACTTGGACTTGCTCGCGCCGTCTCCGTGACGGTGACCGTACCACAGATGCTTGCGCTCGGGCGCATAAAGCCAATTGTGCAGCGTCTGCTCGTGTTTAATCTTTTTCCAACCCGAACGAACGGCAGCTTCGGCATTATAAGCAACAAGCAAGTGGGCGAGGCTCGGAATCACCCGAACCTGATCCGCCCACCTCGCTAACAACCACGTGCCTACTTCTTCGGTGATGACTTGCGAATTGTTGTTTTGAAAATTCCGGTGCACCAGACTCCCGTAGCCCTCCTCCTTGTAGCGTAAGTAACGATCCCGAAGCCGGCGGCCATTAGCCGGCAAAGCGTGAGGCCACGCATCAGTGTCTATCCCTGCCACCACCTCCGAAAGCCACTCCCACATTTTCACCTTACTCCGAAATCGCCCCGTGCCTGCCACCGCCATCGCCTGCTTACCCACAAAATTCAAAAGGCTCGCCGTGCTCACATACTGACACTGTGTGTCCGGCGGGAGTGTAGAGCGGGAGTCTTGCTCCCCCCGCATAAGATAGCTGGCGAAAAAGTCAGAAGCAGCCTCATCGTAGGTAATTTCTTTTTCAAACAAATTCCCTCGCTTCACCAGACTCCGGGGGTGGCAGCCCACCTTCGCCTCAATAGCCGCCTTAAATCGAGAGGGAAGGCTGTCGTATGCAATCAGCGCGGGGTTTCCTTGCATGCACGGCGTTTTAATCGAAACTTAGAATGAAGATAACGGTAGCTGCTAGCACTCATCACTCCTTCTGCGCCGTAGAGCCAGCCGCCGTGCACACATAGGGGGTTATGGTAATACTCGAACATTTAGCTTCTTTCGCTTAAACTTTTCGTTTCAAATAGGATTCCACACTCCCTCTAACTCTCATCATTTGTTATTTTTGATTTTTTTAGCAATGAACGATCCCAAACTGAATCCTATATCTGGGCAAAATATCCGCCGACTTTGTGAAAGCAGCGGAGAGCCTCAGAGAAGCATCTTATGCTATACGCAGGCAGGAATTCTCCAAATATCCTGTCTTCCCTATGTGTCAAACCGAA